CATCAGGCACGATCCGTATGTGGCCCGTTCCCGACCAGACATATTCACTGTTCCTGTTGAGCGAAAAGCCTTTGGCATCGGTAACTTTGGCAGCGGATATTGTATTCCCGCCGGGTTGGGAGCGTGCGCTTATCTTCAACCTTGCGATTGAACTATGTGCCGATTACTCCCAGCCAATCACACCTTCGTTGCAGGAAGTGGCGAGTAAGTCCAAAGGCTCTATTGCGCGCGCCGTGTTAAAGAACCGCAGCCTACAATCTTACGCTCAGGTTAGCGGAAACGATAATATTTATTCCGGGTATTACGGGTGAAAATAGGTCTACTTGGTGGCAGCTATCAGGAGCGTTCTTTGCCGCTGGATGCACAGCGCAGCATCAACTTATTCCCCGTTCTTGACGATAAGGGTGGTAAAGAGGTTGGTGCGCTATATGGAACACCGGGTTTGTCCTTATTCGTAACCTGTGGCGTCGGCCCTGTTCGTGCCTGCTTTTACTCTGCTAACGGTCGGTGCTTTATTGTCAGTGGAACAGGTTTGTATGAACTCACTTCTGCTGGTGTGGCGACGTTACGCGGGACACTAGATACATCATCCAGCATTGTTTCGATTGACGAAAACCCCTTCCAGCTTGGTTTCTGTGATGGGACTTACGTCTATACCTTCACCTATGCCACCAACACCTTCCTGAAGGTGATTGACCCCGATATCCCGATTGCGGGAACCCTGACCTACCTTGACGGGTATTTTATTATTACCAAGGTCGATACGGGGAGTTTCTACATTTCTGCTATCAACAACGGCGATTCATGGGCGGCTTTGGACTTTGCCACGGCAGAATCATCGCCCGATCAGTTACTCCGTTGTATCAACGCGGTCGGTCAATTGTGGTTGTTCGGTACTAAAACAACCGAGATATGGAGCAACACCGGGGCTTCAAGTTTCCCATTTGCTCGCATTTCTGGTGCGAAGATGGAAACCGGCATCCTTGCCCCGCATAGCGCGGTTCCAGTTGATAATAGCGTCATCTGGGTAGGGCGAGATAACATCGGATCTGGGGTTGTTTTCCGTGCTCAAGGGTTTACCCCCCAGCGCATCAGCACCAATGCTATTGAATTGATATTGCAACAAGCCAGCAGCCCCTCGACGTTGCGGGCCTATACCTACCAGCAGGATGGGCATACGTTCTACGTCATTACGGGCGGCGGTCTTTCAACAACCCTCGTCTATGACCTTTCAACAGGTTTCTGGCACGAACGGGCCTATACCAACACTTCAGGTGTGTTTGAGGCGCATCTAGGGGCATGCGGGGCATTTGCGTTTGATAGACAGCTGCTAGGCGATAGGCGCAATGGTTCAGTTTATACTATGAGCATGACGGTTTATTCTGATAACGGCGATGCGATTGCCCGTGAGAGAATTTACACGCACATATCGGATGAGAACAAACAAATACGCTATAATTCATTGGATATTGGTTTTGAGGTTGGTTTAGGCTTACAAACGGGACAAGGAAGTGCGCCCGTCATGTCTTTGTGTGTTTCCCGTGATGGCGCTAGAACATGGTCTAGCTGGCAAAATAAAAGCATAGGAAGGGTCGGGAAGTATCTCACCAACGTAGTATTTAAACGCTTAGGAGTTTCCCAGATTATGACGTTCCGCTTGCGGATAAGTGACCCTGTCCGGGTTGCTATCACTGGCTCGTATCTGAGGTAGCATGGCGCTTTCACCACCACCCATATATGCTACTGTGGTCGAGCAGGACGGCAAGGCGACGTTGCCGTGGATTCTATTCATGAACCAGCTTTATGAGGGCGACAACGGCAGCCCCGCAACGGGCACGAATAGCTGGACGCCAACGTTTACAAGCTTGACTCAGGTGGGCGTTCCTAGTATAACTGGTAAGTACTATCGTAGCGGTCAGTTCATTGACTTCTGGGTGAAGATTGTGCCGGGAACGAGCACATCTGCCACAGCTGGAACGACCTACATAGGCTCCCTCCCATTTACCATAACATCGGACACTCATTGCAGCGCTGTAACTGGCACGACTGGTGTAGGTTTAGGCGTAATTCAGGCAAGCACGGGGCGTATTTATGTCCCATCATGGAGCTTAGTAACATCCCTTTTAACAATCACTGGACGAGTAGAGGCTAGCTAATCATGGAACCACAAATGGAAATGCCAGAAGAACAAGGGCGCGGTGGCGATACCGTCATGGCCCACCTTTCGCTTGGTGAATTAGTCATCCCGCGTGCGTTCCTTGATGACCCGCAAGTGATGGAAGCAATGAAAGCGCTGTTTGATGAAGCGGGCGCAAACATCAACCAATATATTGTTGGTGACCCCGCAAACAGCATCAACCCAGAAACGGGATATCCTGAGTTCGGGTTTTTTAAAAAGATATTCAAGGCAATTAAGAAAATCGCCATTCCTGCGGCACTATCCTATTTCGGCGCTCCGTATCTTAGCAGCGCGCTAGGCGGCGGTACTATCGGTGGGGCACTAGCTGGTGGCCTTACGGGAGCTGCTGGGAGCGCGATTACAGGTGGAAACCCGCTGACCGGCGCTTTAACGGGCGGGCTTACGGGGTATGCGGGCGCAGGTGGTTTTGATGGCACGGGTATCGGTGATATTCTTGGTAAAGCCCCGAGTATAGGGCAAGGGCCGAATCTTGATGGGAGCGCTGGTTATAATATCGCTGGCAGTGGTATTAAGGGTGCTGTTGCTGATATTATCCCTTCCTTCGGCTCCGGCGCAATTCAAGGCGCTGGCACGGGTGCTTCGACTTCAGCTTACGGCGGTTCGAGCATTGGTAATATCATTGGTGGGCTTTCGAGTGTTGGCGCACAGGATGACGCAGCGGAGAAACTGCTTGAACAGCAGCGTTTGGCGCAACAGCAATATGAGCCGTTCCTGAATCAATCATTTGATGCGGGCGACTTCAAAGCAGACCCCGGCTATCAGTTCCGCCAGCAAGAAGGCGAGCAAGCCCTTGCGCGTCGTCAAGCTGCTAGCGGCGGGCTGTTCTCGGGCAACGCTCTGAAGGAAGCTTCGGTGTTCAATCAAGGCAATGCAGACCAAGCTTACAATGATGCGTATAACCGCTGGTTATCGACACAGCGTCAAGGTGTGGGCGCTGCACAGGCGGTGAACGGTATTTATGACAATGTTGGCAACATCCAAGCTGGCAACACCTTGGCAAACAGCAACACCTTCAACAACACGCTTTCCAATATCCTTGGTGGCGGTAATGTTGGCGAGGATATCGACCCGCTGACCGGCAAGCCACGCAAGAAAGTGACGGCATGACATGGCGGTTGATTACGGCATTCTAGGCCAATTTACGACGGTCAACGACTACGATCGTGAGCGTAAGGACAGACAGCTGAAAGAGCAACTTGTCAATGCTCAGATTAAGAAGGCTAACGAGCTAGACCTTGATAAAATCGGGGAGACCGCGTTTGCAAAAATTGTATCTGGTGCGCCGCTGGAAAGCTTGAGTCCGGCAGAGCGAGCGGGCGCGCAATGGGTACAAAATAAAAGCGGTGGTCAGTATATTGACACCATGGGCAACGCTGTGCAGAAGCCTAAGATTTTTGATAATATCGCTGGCTTTAGTGGAAGTGCGCCATCAGCACAACCAACTGCCGTCCCTTCTTCCGCAGGGCTTATCCCTGCACCAAAGAACACCGTGGGCCAAGGCTTGCCGATGACATCGCAGGCAAAGAATGATACGGCTATTGATTTATTTGGCGGCGCTTCTGTCCAGCCAGACCCTCAAAAAAACGAGTGGGATTTGGCGTATGAGGAGCAAATGCGAGCGAACGAAGGCAAGCCCGTAATTCAAAAGGCCATTACCGAAGCTTACGCTAAATCTAAACTTTCCATGGCGGAAAGTGAGCAAAAAAACGCTTCGGCAGCAGACCGTATGGCTCAATCGCAGCCGTCGTTGGAAAAACCAGAAAACGTTGCTGCATATTCAAACCTTGGTGAGCGGGCGCTAGATTTTATTAACCCGTTTGGTGACCAGCTCAACTCCTCGGAGTACAAGTCGTACAATCAGGCGCGTAAAAACGTATCTGAGGCCCGCCTGCGTGCTGTGTCGGGTGCGGTTATCGGGGACACTGA